TACGCGCACCACCAGCTAGTCACTAAGTTCCGACCCTCGGCGCGACGATCCAGTTAGTCACTACTCGATTCCCGCCGACTGGCACAACACCCGTAACATGGCAGAGTGAAAGGTATCATGGGCAGAAATAGCGATGCATGGATCAACGATGTCACCAGCGCGATCGACAACGCGCCTGACTCGAGGAAGCTGCCGGCACAGGAGTACCTTGACGCGCTGCTCCAAATCCGAGAGCACATCACCGACCTGATCGATGAGGCGCACGACACCGCCGTCGACGCCGAGCCCGCGCCGCTGGACTTTGACCCGACCCCGGACACGTTCGATGAGCCCGCCGATGAGCCCGCGCACCCGTCGCTGATGGCGTTCGATGCCCTGCCCGAGCACGACGACGAGCCCGCTGACGATCGCTAGCTATGGCCCTGGACAAGCACGGCAACGACCTACGCACCGGTGACACAGTTCGTGTCAACGTCGAGGTCAGAGCGGTGCTCGCCAACGGCGTGATCCAGGTCGAGCTGCCACATGGCAGCTATGCGTTCCTGAACGCGTCTGACGTCGAATTTGAAGCGCGCCCGGCGACGCCGCGCACCACACCAGAAACGTACGGTGACGGCTAACGTTTAGCCCGTCGCACCGCAGGAGGCATCGAGCACACGACGGGGGTTGAACGTGAAGCAAAGCACCATGGTCTTGGGTTATGTACTGGCCGGTCTGGCGCTTGGCGCCGGCATCGTCGGCTGCGCGTCACCCCTAGCCCGGCTGCGAACGCGCACGGTCATGCAGCAGTACCAGACCACCCGAGCGGTCATGGTGACCTGCCCCCAGCCTGACGGCACGGCAAGTGTACGCTTTGGCACCGGCGTCATGGTGAGCGATCACCAGGCGATGACGGCGCACCATGTGGTCGATTGCCCCGGTGCGATCATCCTGATGGACGGCTCGCTTGAGCCCGTGCAGATGCGCGTTGAGCTGCGCGACGCGAACGCCGATGTGGTGCGTCTGGGCGCGATCGAGGGCTATCCGTTCGATGCTGCACCGGTGAGGGTCGGGCTGAAGCCAGCCCCCGGTGACACGATCTGTATCGTGTCGGCGATCCCGCGCGTGGGCCGTCGCTGCGGCGAGGTCCAGTGGTACACAGACGACGGTTTCCCGGACATCATGCACAACGTCATCACTGAGCATGGTAACTCGGGCGGCCCGGTCTACAACCTCGACGGTGACCTGGTAGGCATCGTTTCCCAGCTTTGGCTGTGCTCGAACGGGCAGATCTGCGGCGGCAAGGCGACGTCGCTGTTTGACCGTAGATGGATGCTGCCCGCATGAGTATCAGGGTCGTGGACTTCATCGACAAGACGCCCGGCGAAAAGTGCGGCACCGAGATCGACGCGCTAATCAAGGAGTGGTGCGAGCGCGGAGACGTGCGTGCGTCGACGGCGATCTCGAGTATGATCGCCGGCGCGATCATCATGGCCCGCGGCGTAGGCTTCAAGCGTCAGGCGCTCGTCAACGCGCTCATGGCGGCATGGGGCGACGAGGACGGATGACCGAGATCTTGGATACCACTGACGACGATGATCCCGACGTCGAGATCTGCGCCGAGGACATCGGCTCACTCGTTCGTGCTTGGCACGATCGTGGTGTCGACCCGACCATCATGGCCGGGCTGCTGATCTCGGGCGGTGTCCAGGTAGCCTATCATCTCGAGGAGCCGCTCGAGACGCTCACGGCCGGTGTCCAGGCGCTCTACGAGAGGCTCGATCGCGATCGGGTAGCGGCATAAATGTGGCTCGGATCAATGTCCATAGTGGCGCGAAGCGGCCCGACACGGGCGCGAAGCCAATGAAGCTCAACCTACCAGCGCGCTATTGGGTCTCGCGCGACGAGACGGCGAAGGGCCTGGCGGACGTGGTCGAATTCTGGTCAGCCAAGCCAATCTGCTCGCGTACGCCCGAAGAGGGTGCACAGTGGCTTGGCGGCGAGACCGATGACTCGGGCTTTGCGACCCGGATCATGCTCATGCGGGTGGCCGACGCCCGCAAGCTCCACACGGTGCCAGACACGAGCTACGAGCTGATCATGGTCGGGCGCGACTGACCGCGCCGCGTGATGCTTTAACCTTGGCTGAATAGATGGGCCGTGGTAAGTGTTCCGGCCCTATGATTCACTATGTGACTACACAGAGTGGTAGCATCTACCGTGTCGATGACGTGGCCCGCACCTGCGAGCATATCGTCGGCAAGGGTACCGAGCGCACAAGCGGCGGCCGCACGTTCTATAGCGTAGCGATCGAGGTCGGCAAGGCGATGGTCCTACTCTGGGACAAGACCGAATCTGACCCGATGGAGGTCCCCGGCACGATCACAAGCAAGGTCACGGCCATCCGCTCGGTCGAGAGCACCTAGGTGGCCGCTCGCATCCGCTACGGGCATGCTGTCAGTGGCGGCGTGGTCAACTACCTGTCGCCGTCCGCGATCACAAGCGCGGATCCGAAGTCTGAGGGCGGTTGCCTGCGCCGATGGTGGTGGAAGTACGTACAGAAGCAGGCAGAGCCCCAGCGCAAGAGCCAAGCCGTCGGCGAGGAGATGCACGCACAGCTCGAGGCGTACCTACGCGGTGGTGGGCCTGTCCTGGGTGCGCTGGCCCTGAGCGGCAAGCACTTGCTCCCCGAGCCCGGCCCGGACCTGCTGATCGAGCACGACATCGGCGGCGGCGTGCACGGTGTCCAGAACGATCCATGGCAGACCGCGAGCCTGCGCGTCAGCGGTATCCCGATGATCGGCATGATCGACTGGGGGCACGGTCGAGGCCAGTGGATCGACAATTCGGGAACCCTGCGCGACGAGGCCCCCGACACGATCGAGCTGGGCGACCACAAGAGCACGATCAGCCTCAACTACGCCAAGACCGCGGATACGCTCGGGCACACGGTGCAGATGCTGTCGTATGCCAAGTGGGCGCTGACGCGCATGCCCACGCTGCAAAACGTCAGACTCAGCCATATCTACTATGTCACGGGCAAGCGCCAGCCCGCCGAAAAGGTGACGTTGCTGCTGCCCCGCCCGGAAATCGATCGGCGCTGGGAATACGTCGAAGGGGTCGCGCGTGTTCTGCGCGACACCGCAAAGCTTGACAACGAGGACGCTGTCAGTGCAAACACCAGCTCATGCGGCGCTTACGGCGGTTGCCCGCACCGCGAATACTGCCAAGCCTCAAAAGCAGCTCAGCCCACACTCACCCAGATCTTCGGCACCGGCGGCGCCAACAGCCTGCTAGCCAAGTTCACCGAACCCGTAGCCAAGGAACCAGCACAGATGAGTCTAATCGACAAGCTCAAAGTCAAGGCCGCTGACCCGGCCACGGCCGCACAGACGTCCGTAGGCGCGCTCTTGGCGACGCCCGCGGTCGCTACCGCACCGGTCGTGAATCTCGGCCTGGGCGGTGCTGTGGCCGCGCTCCTGGCCGATGAGCAGGCCGCCAAGGCAGCCCAGAAGCCTGCGCCGGCCGCCCCGCCACCGTACCCGATCGGGTTCCCTGGCGCGGTCGCGGCGATCAACGCCACGGGCCTGGGCTTCCCTGCGCTCGCCGGCCGCGCCCTGGCGGGCTTCATGCTGCTGTTCCCCAAGGCAGACCAGGCCGCGATCGCGGTCGGCAACGGTCGCCTGACGGTCCTGGGCACCATCGAGGACCCGGCCGACCTGATCGCGAAGGCGGCCGAGGTCGTCGAATACGCCAAGGCGATCCCGGCCCCGATCGTGGCACCGGCACCCGTGCCGCTGGCTGGGCTGCTCGCACCCGATGCACCGGCATCGAACCCGGCACTGGCTGCGGAGCCCGTGCCTGGCTTCAGCTCGCCGGAAGCGGTCGCTGCGCATGAGGCCAAGCGAGGCCGCGGTCGTCCCAAGAAGGACGCAGCTTCCCCGCCACCGACGTCTGCCGGATTCGCCGCGGTGCAAGCCGCGCTCACCCCAGCACCAGCCCCTGCGCAGTCAATCGCGATCCCTGCTACCGTGGTCATGTACGATCCGGTCCAGACCGCGCCGATCGTCGCCAAGCATGAGCCTGCGCCGATCCAGCAAGCACAACCCGGCCTGGCGATCTTCGTCAATGCGATCCCGCAGACGAGCCCGTACGAGTCGCTGGCACCGTACGTGGATCAGCTCTGCGCCGCGATGGTCGCACACTTCAAGCTCGAGGGCTTGGTCGCTGACATTCGCTGCGCTCCCAAGTCGATCGATCAGCTGTCCTTCGGTGCATGGAAGGGTGCACTGGCCGCGTTCGCTCGCGCACAACCCCCTGCATCGGGAACCTACGTGGCACACTCTCGAGGCAACGAGGCGATCGAGATCGTGGTCGAGGCCCTGCGCCCGGCCTGCACGCTGTATGTCGTCGGGGTCGCGTCGTGACCAAAGCACAACGCGAGGAAGCTGCCGAGATCTGCAACATGCGCGGTAGCTCGTTCGCGAACCTGGGAGAAGAAACCGTGTACGATGCGCTGGATGACTATAGCCGCGATGGTCTCGCGCTAGATCTGGCATGTGACGCATACTTCGCCGTCAGACGGCCGTCGTCGTTCCAGGACGCGTGGCTCGAGGCCGAGGTCATGATCCGCGAGGGTTGGGTCCTGCCCGAGATCAAGATCTGGTGATGCGTGTGGCAGCCGCCTAACTGGGAGCCGACGCCAGCCGAGGTCAAACGCAACCAAGTAGTCGATGAGGCGCTGTCCGGTGACAAGCGCCGGCTATGGGTCGCTGCACGTAACGCCCGGAATGAACCGTGGTGGGCACGCGTTCCCGAGCGCGACGAACCGAAATCTGTAACCGGAGAGATACCGTGGCGGTAGACGTTCAAAACGTGTTCGACCAGATCAATGCACGCATCGGGGCCGTCAGCGGCTCGCGCCTGACGATGCCCGAATGGGCGATGGTGACGACGCTGGTCGAAGCGTTCAACGCTGCGCTAGCCGAGATGCAGCCCAAGCCGCGCGAGGGCTACCGGTTCGTCAGCGAGTACGCGGACGAGCTATAATGGTGTCTGGTTACTGCAAGGGGTGCGGCGAGCTAGTGCCGATCGTACCCGGTAAGCAGCACGAACCCGACAAGTCGAGCCGTCGCTGGTACCCAATCGCACATCGTCATCCGGCCCAACCCAAAGAGTGGTGCTCCGGGCCTATCTATCCAATCTGAGGACCATGGACAACCTACCTAGCCCGATGGACCAAGCCACGAGCATCAAGCTCGCGGCCGATCTCGAGACCGCGATCGCGGTCATCGAGCGCAAGCTCATCCGCGACAATGTTGATCCCGCGATCGCTAGGCATGAGCTATCGCTTGTGCTATATCGCGCGGCCGTGAATCGTAGCCCGCAGCCGACGACGCTATCGGCGGCCGAGCACTGGGCACGGGTCCCTGGCGAAAATGCGACGGTCAGCCCGTCGAAGAAGTTGAGGCGCAAGTGAGCGATCCTACCCCACCCGTCCCTGAATTTCAGGAGTACCGCAAGATCCCGCGCCTGCGCCGGGGCTGTGTGATCACCGAAAAGATCGACGGTTCGAATGGGCAGATCTGCTTCCCGGAACCCGACGCACCGATGCTGGTCGGCAGCCGCAATCGGTGGATCACCCCCGAGGCCGACAACTACGGCTTCGCGCGCTGGGCGTACGAGCATGAAGCCGAGCTGCGCAAGCTCGGGCCGGGTCGTCACTTCGGTGAGTGGTTCGGCGCTGGTATCCAGCGCAACTATGGTATGATCGAGAAGCGCTTCGCGTTGTTCGACGTTTTGCGCTGGACGGCACCCGATGCGGTCCTGCCGTCGTGCGTCAGTCTGGTGCCACTGCTGTACCAGGGTGACTTCACTGATACCGCGGTTGCGGCCGCGCTCGAGACGCTGCGCACCACCGGTTCCAAGGTCCTGCCGTTCATGAACCCCGAAGGGATCGTCGTCTATCACGTCGCAAGCCGTACCCAATTCAAGGTGACGCTGGGCGACGACGGGCACAAGGGTACCTGATTGCAAGCCGTGCCGATCGATCCCACAAAGCTGCTAGCCAATCCAGGGTACTCACCGGCTGCCTGTCAGAGTGCGCGACCGGATGATAGCTGGACGCAGAAGCCTCCGATCGAGATGTCGGCGGACCTGCGCCGCGTGCTTGATCTACCGCGACGCCCACAGCCCGACGACACGAACCTGCGCGCGTCGGCGCTGATCGAGGCGATGACGGCGCGCTACGGTCGCGGTACGCGTCGCTGTCGCTGCGCCGAGATCGTGGCCGCTCGAGGACAGCGGCCGCGCAAATGCTTCGAACGGCTGAACCTGCCGCAAGCGTGGGCACTGTACGAGCTGGGCATCGTCAGCGGGTTTCTCGGAGCCGTCCAAGTGGGCGCGGGCAAGACAGGGATCAGCATCCTGGCACCGCTCGCGATGCCCGACTGCAAGACGGCGCTGCTGTTGATTCCACCTACACTGGTGCATCAGCTGATCGATGAGCATGAGCTAGTGGCCGAGCACTTTCGCGTGCCAACCCTGGTGACTCACGGCTCGATCGACTTCGTGCGCGAGGTGCCCGGTGCACCGACGTTACATGTACTCCCTTACTCAATCCTACAGTTGGCCAAGTCGACGGATTGGATCCCGCGACTGGCACCGGATCTGATCATCGCCGACGAGGCCCACAAGATTCGCAATGTAGGCTCTGCGACGGGTGGGCGCATCGTCCGGGCCTTCCGCGACGATCCCACCATGCGGTTCTGCGCCATGTCGGGAAGCATCACCGATAGTAGTCTGAAGGACTACTGGCACCTATCCCTGCTGGCGTTGCGCGACGGATCGCCACTGCCGACGAGTCTGGACGTCACCGAGGAGTGGGCGCGCGCGATCGACGCGAGCGATACCCCGGCCCCGCCCGGCGCGCTGCTCGAGTGGTGCACGCCTGGCGAGCACGTACGTGACGGCTACAAGCGCCGGCTGACCGAGACCATGGGCGTTGTCGCGACGCACGGGTCATCGGTCGAGAGCAGCCTGGTGATCGATGAGCGCGTTGCCCCGCCGCTACCGCCAGTGATCGAAGATGCGCTCAACAACCTGCGCGCGACCTGGCAGCGGCCCGATGGTGAGGAGCTGATCGATGCGCTGTCGATGAGCCGCTGCGCGCGTGAGCTGGCCTGCGGTTTCTACTACCGCTGGAAGTTTCCGCTGATCAAAGGCGAGCCTCAGAAAGTTGGCACGATCCTAAACTGGCTCGAGGCACGCAAGCTCTGGCGCAAGGAACTACGTCAGAAGCTGCGCAGCCGCGAGGTGCACATGGATTCGCCGTTGCTCTGCACCCGTGCGGCGATGCGTCACTGGGACGGCTATGAGCCTGGCGTGCGCGAGGTCCCTACCGGCGAGCTAGACGACGACGGCGAGGAGATCATGGAAGAGGTGATCGACGAGGACCGCAACCTACCGACCTGGGATGCGGAGCACTGGCCGCGCTGGCGAGACACGCGGAACACGGTAACCTATCAAACCGAGGCCGTCAGACTGGATGACTACCTGGCGCGGGACGCATCGAGATGGGCGCATGAGAACACCGGGATCGTTTGGTATGCTCAGGCCGAGCTGGGCCGCTGGATCGCCGAGATCTCGGGCCTGCCGCTGCATGGCGGCGGCCCCGACGCCGGCAAATTTATCGCCCGCGCCACCGGCGAGACCAGCATCATTTGCTCGATCCAGTCGCACGGTACTGGTCGCGATGGCCTGCAATACAAGTTCGCGACCCAGCTGTTTACGAGCCCGCCATCAAGCGCAACCGTGGCAGAACAGGCGCTCGGTCGTCTGCACCGTCAGGGTCAAGCGTCCCCTGAAGTTTCAGCATTCTACTACGCACACACCCCGGAGCTTGAAGCCGCGATTCAGCAAGCTATGCGCCGCGCCGCATATGTCCAGCGCACTCTGGGGTCGCCGCAAAAGCTCCTGCGCTGACGAAAGTGTCAGACAAGGGAATACACCGGCAACCATGTCCGTTCCATAGTCAAGCAACCACGCACCAGCCTGGCCGGTAGTCATGTGGGTTCGATTCCCGCGCGGTGCACGACACTGACACATCGTCAGTCTCAGACCAATACCCAGAAAAGAAAGCGACATCTCGAATGCAGAACTACCAGTCACTCCTTGCTCAGCTCGCCAACGCACAGCCCGTCTCGAATCGCATCCCCTTCATTACCGCTGGCGATCACGTCCTGGCCGTTGTCAAGTACGCAACCACGAAATCGACCAAGTACGGCGACGGGCTTGGCTGCACCCTGCTCGTCATGCAGTCGACCACGATCAAGCCCGGCTCGCTGGTGTTCGAAGCCTGGTACCCCGGCAAGCCGCAGAAGTTTCCTGGTTCGAACCAGGAAGTGGATCGCGCCTGCGACTTCGCACAGAAGCTCTTCGGTGTCGACGCGCCAACCGCGTCGGGCTACATCGGTGAGCTGCTCGCGAACGAGGATGCACAGCCCGCCAAGGGCATCTTGATCAAGTGCAACGCCAACGAGAAGCCGGCGACGGCTACTGCGAAGGCGTTCACGCACCGCAACTGGGAGCACATCCCCCAGACCGCGGAGCAGATCAAGGGTCAGCGCAGCATCGTCGACCAGCAGGCCCAGAACCCGACGCCGGCCGCACCGGCACCGGTCGCGGCGCCTGCAAGCTTCGGCGCTCCTGCGCAGGCACCGGCGCCGCAGTTCGCTGCACCGTCCGCGCCCGCCAACGGCGGTCTGGCTGCGCTGCTCGGGGTCCGATGAACATCGGTCGCGATCTGTACTCGCCCTATCACGGCGTCGACGGCTGGGACCTGATCGAGCAAGACTGGAACCCTGACAACGGCGTGGCCACACTCGTCTACGAACGAACCCTGATCGGACAACCGACACAGATCGCGACCCTCGAGATGCCCCAGCCCACGAATCCTAGCCACATCGGCTGGGCTGAGCGGTCCGGGCACTAGATACCTCCGGCCGAGAGGCCGGGGAAACTGCCCCTGCAAGTGCCATCGTCGATGCGCCCTAGTCGGTGCGGGTACGGTGATCGGGTGCGATACCTGGTTAGGGGCGCGAATGGATACCGTCATGAACCCAAAGCACGTAGCAGCCCGACCGACACGGGCACCGCTGGCCAAGCATACCCAACGGCGTCAGGCTGCTCGCCTGGCAGCCCAGGAAGCGTCCAAAGCACCGTCACCTAAGCCGGCCGCGGTCGCCAATCCAGACGCGCCTGAGCCCGTCCTGACGCGTTTCATGGAACGGTGGTACGACTGGACCGAGGACCGACGCAAGGAGCGTGCCAAGTTTGGGCTGCTCCTGAACGATGCCGGCGACCTGGTCAAGCGCATGATCAAGCCGCCCATGCCCCGGCCGCGGTTCAAGCGCGAGATGTTCAAGCTCTGCGCTGACGGCATCTGGCGCAAGCGCTGGGTCACGTTGCGGCACCGGCCGAACCTGGGTGGCGCTCGCCATACCCCGCCCCGGCACGCGTACCACATCCCGATCCCTGGCGAGGTCCAGCCCGATCGCGGCAACAGCGACAACGCCCCGGAAACGGGCACCGAGCCGCAGCCGGTTGGTGGCTAGATGAACACCACCGAGCATAGCGCGAGCGGCCACCGTCGCGGCGCGTTCCTTCAAACCTTCACGACTAGGAAGGTGTATCCGCTCGATCTCAGGCTCGAGGACATCGACATTCGCGATATCGCGCACAGCCTATCGCTGCTCTGCCGGTACAACGGCCATGCAAAGCACATGTACTCGGTCGCGGAGCATTCCGTGCTGCTGGCCGTAGCCGCGCCTGAAGGCTACCGCCGTGAGGCGCTCTTGCACGACGCGGCCGAGTACCTGCTAGGTGACGTGCCGCGGCCGCTCAAGGTGTTGCCCGAGTTTGCGTTCTTCCGCGAGGCCGAGGCCAAGGTCGAGGCGCTGATCTTCGCCAAGTTCGGAGTGGCATCGACGGACATCTCACGGGCCGCGGTCGCGGCGCTCGATCACCGCATACTGGCGAATGAGGCACGTGCGCTGCTCGGGCCACCGGTCGACAACTGGACGGCAGGGATCGAGCCGCTCGAGGTCTACATTGACGGTTGGCCGCCGCGCTACGCCGAGGAGATCTTCCTTGACATGTTCTGCGACTTGTTCCCAGAGCACGAGAAAGGCATCCGGCCGTGAGCAAGGCATCCGAGACCGGAACGCCGATCACCACCATCCTGCTCGCCATCTTCATCACGCTGAAGCTGACGAACAACGTTGACTGGTCGTGGTTCTGGGTGCTATCGCCCTTTTGGATTCCATGCGCCTTGCTCCTGGTCATTGTAGCTACCCTGATAGTCGTGGCCGTCGTGGTCCCGCCATTCACGGCAGCGTCAGAGTGGCTGGGCAAGCGCGACGATGAGCACGCCCCTAAGTAGGGCCGACCTGATTCTGACGATAGCCGGACTAGCGTTGCTGGTCTGGGTGTTCTGGCTCGTAACCAAGGACCGACGATGATCGTAATTCGAGTTGACTACTGGCCCGACGGTGACAAAGAGCAGAGTTATGAGCTGGGACGTGCGTACGTCGCCAACGATGGCACCGGCACCACGGACCGCGGCAACTACAATGTGGCGATCTGTCGCAAGGGCAAGGCCGCGATCCCGCACCCGGTCGTCAATGGCGGACCGCAAGCTACTCGCGAGGGCCGGGTCGAGGATTATCAGCGTGAGCGCTTGCCCATGTGGCGCCTGGTGATGCGTGCGCTTGCGTCCGCATTTCCCGAGGAGCGCGGAGGTAAGGCACCCAAGGTGGTAATGCCCAAGCCGCGCGCGTTCACCGATGCGCTCGAGGAGCGCGAGCCGATGCGTGACACGGTCGAGAGCGAGCACATCCGAGGCTGGGAACGTCGCGAGTGAGCCTTGTGCGCAAAGCGATCCGATTCGTCGCCGAGTCACTTGGCAAGACACTGCTCGACTCTGCCGGTGGCAGGATCGGCGAGGGCATCGGCAATCGCATCGCGCGCAAGATCGATCCCGAGGGCACCTATCCGGCACCTGATAGTGATGTCGAATCTGACATCAAACCAGCCGAGCCCAAATGAAGCCCGAGCACCTAGCCGCGATCCCTACGCTGGGCGTTGCGTACGACTGCGAGACGCACTTGATCGCCCCGGGGCTGCTGGCACCGCCGCTGGTCTGCGGTTCGATCGCCATGGTCGATCAGGATCGCATCGCAGGTGAGCTACTCGACAAGCCCAACGCGTTAGCCGCGTTCCAGGCCATCATCGAAGGCCGGATCCTGGTAGCGGCCAATGCGCCGTTTGACATGCTCGTCGCAGCGGTCGCGGCGGCCAAGCTGGGCATCGATCTGATGCCGGCGATCTTCGAAGCCTACGGCGGCGATGACCCGATGAACGGCCGCGTGTTCGACGTGCAGATCGCCGAGACCGAGCACGCGATCGCGCTGGGCCGGCTCGGGTTCGATACCAACACCGGCGGCACCATGCGCGACCCGAACACGGGCAAGCGCACCTCGCGGTACTCCCTCGAGACGGTCGTGCGCCTGGTGCTGGGCCGCAATAACGCAAAAGTCAATGACCGTTGGCGCAAATCGTACGCGCTGCTCGAGGATATCCCGATCTCCGACTGGCCCGACGACGCGAAGATCTACCCGGTCGACGACGCGGTCAATACGCTCGAGGCGTGCCTGGCACAGATCGGCGCGATTCCTGCAAGCGGTCGAGAGCATCGCTGGCCATCCGGCGGACCTGGCAGCGAGGGCACCGCATGCCTTGATTGTGGCGTCGTGCTGGGCATGGGCGTCACACCGCCGTGCACCGCGCGCCGGGCCAACCACAACCTGCACGATGTGTCGTTCCAGTGCTACGCGCATTGGGCGCTGCACCTCGGAGCGGCGTGGGGTTTCGACGTCGACCAGGACGCGGTCAACATACTCGAGGCCGCGGTCAATGCGACCTATGACGACGACATCAAGCCGTTTATCGAGGCCGGGATCCTGCGCGCCAAGCTCAAGCCCGATGGCAGGCGGTCACAAGACACCGCGCTGATCAAGCGCATGGTCGCGCTCGCGTACGGCGCTAACGTCACCTGCACGATCTGCACCGGCGTGGGCAAGGTCGAGAGTGCCAAGCAGGGCAAGCCGCTCAAGCGTGGCGGGTTCACGAAGGTGCCCGCCGTGAAGTGTGTACCGTGCGACGGCACCGGACTGACGCTCACCGAGATCGTGCCGCGCACGGTCCCCAAGAACCCCGAGGCGTACCCTGGCGTGAGCAAGGGTAGGGATACCCTGACCGAGAGCGGCGATGAGCTGCTGATGGACTTCGCGGTGTTCCTCGAGGATCAGAAGATCTCAAGCGTGTTCATCCCATTTCTCAGGAATGGCTACGTGCCCGAGGGCGTAGAGGCCGACGACGAATCCGACGAGGATGAGGGCTGACATGCCAGCACTGACGCTACGACCCAACCCCATGCTTGACACTTCGCGCGTCTCGTACGACGGCGCGGTCATGCTCATGCCGCGCCAAGTCTCGGCGCGCTTGAGCAATGCGCTCAAGGGTACCGGGCTCGTCGGTGTGCGCGACTGTATCCGATCGCGCCCTGGCTACCTGCTGGGCTCGTGCGACTTCGAAGGCGGCGAGCTGGTCACGCATGCGCAATCGTGCATGTGGATCGTCGGCTGGTCGAAGCTCGCTGACGCGCTCCTGGCCGGCAAGAAGCCGCACAACCTACTAGGCGCGACGATGACAGGTCAGGACTACGATTCGTTCAATCTGAAGATCGATGCCGGTGACAAGGACGCAGGCAACGCGCGCCAAGCCGCCAAGCCGGGTAACTTCGGCTTCCCGGGCGGCATGGGTGAATGGAAAATGGTCTTGCAGCAACGCAAGCAAGGCCCGGACACCGTCGCGGCCGATGGCACGCGGTACAAGGGCCTGCGGTTCTGCATCCTCATGAACAACGCACCGGCGTGCGGGCGTGTCAAGGTCACCGAGTACAAGAAGCGCCCCGGCCCGCCGACGTGCCTCGAGTGCATCGAATGCGCGGCGACGCTGCGCAGCCACTGGTACCGGACCTATCCAGAGAACAAACCCTACTTCGACTTCGTCACCCATCAGGTCGAGGAGCTGGGCTATGTCACCCAGCACGTTGACAAGCGCGTTAGAGGCGGGGTCAATTTCAACAGCGCAGCCAACGGATACTTCCAAGCCTTGCTCGCGCGCGCGGCCAAGCTGGCGCTGATTCGCGCCAGTAAGGAATGCTACACCGGCAACACCGCATTGCGCGGCAGTCGCGTGATCGTGCTCCAACATGATGAGCTGGTCGCCGAGCATCCCCGCAGCATCGCGCCGGAGGCGTGCGATCGCTTGTCGACGGTGATGGAGACGGCGCTGGCCGAGGTCTGCCCGGATCTCGCGCCCGCCTGCCATGCTGAACCTACGTTGATGGCCAGGCTCTACAAGGGGGCGAAGTGCGTCAGAGATAGCAACGGGCGCTTGATGGTCTGGACACCGGACGGAGCGATCGCGGCATGACACCGGCCCAGCGCGCGGCTGATCACGGGTACGCGCTCGCGCTCGCGGAGTATGAGCGCATCCAGGTTGCGTACAAGGGCGGCATGGCGACGTATGAGGAAGTCATGGAGGCGTACTATATCGCCCTGGCGCTGTATGGACTGCTGAAGGGCAGCGCGGCGTCGTGACCTACCTGCTCAACGGCATGCGCTGGCACATCCAAGCGCCGTGGTCAGACGAGTGTACCGATCGAAGGGTCACGGTCAGAGTCGATGACAGGTTTACGGCCGAGCAGCTGCGAGCCCTGGCCGCTGAGCTGCTGGTGTTCGCGAACCAGGAAGATCCGACCATTCCGTGATCCCGAAGGTCTGCACCCACGACTGGCGAACCGCGGGATCGCCTCCTCTGACGTCCTGTCAGCATTGTGGTCGCATTTGGAAAGCTCCGGCCGGTGCGTCCACAAAGCCGTCAGGGAATGGCAAGCAGGGTCAGGCCCCGTGTGGCCACCCTGGCACCGCGGTCGTAGGCAATTTCTACACTTGCAATCTGGGATGCGATTCGGTACCAGAGTACGTCGAGGCCGAGACGACGGACAAGCACGGCGTCGACGGCTTTGATCTTGACGGGTGGTTCGATCCGTGCCCGCCACATGACCTGGTAGTGTATTCGTTCGGCGTGAGCAAGTGCTTGAAGTGCGGAATGAAAGCCCCTGTCTGACCGTTTAGGGTGACCATGCGCGTACTGTACCAACACGATCGGGCCGTGATCTTGCACGGCGACGCGGAGCACATCACCGACGTACTCGAGCCAAACAGCGTCGATTCGATCGTGACCGACCCGCCCAGTGCTATCGGCTTCATGGGGCGCGAGTGGGATTCCGACAAGGGCGGCCGCGACCACTGGATCGCCTGGCTCGCCGGGATCATGAAGGGTGCTCTGACGGTGCTCAAGCCCGGGGGCTATGGCCTGGTGTGGGCACTGCCGAGAACCTCGGGCTGGACGCAGCGCGCGCTCGAGGACGCAGGTTTCGAGGTCAGAGACCGCATCGCACATGCGTTCTTGAACGGCTTCCCTAAAAGCCTCACGTCCGCATCGGCAGAGATCCCGGATGGCACGGGTACGGCGCTCAAGCCGTCGATCGAGGACTGGTGGCTGGTGCGAAAGCCGATCGAGGGCACGGTCGCGGCCAACTTCGCAAAGTACGGCACCGGCGTGCTCAACATCGACGCGTGCCGGATCGCTAGCGCGGGCGAGGTGCATCACACGCCTAAGAGCAACCCGGCGAACCGTACACATCATGATGCGGTACAACCCGGCGCTACCTCGGACGTCGAAGCGATGCAAGCGGCCCAGGCTGCGGAGACGCTCGGTGCTCGCAGCCTGGGCCGCTGGCCATCGCACCTGGTGCTGGACGAAGGTGCTGGCGCTCTGCTGGACGCACAAGGCCCGATCACAAAGCCCAAGCGCGGCAGCAAGCATCTGCACAAGGCGAGCGACTCGATCGGCACGTTCAAGACCGCCGACCGTACGACCACCAACCCGTCAGACGACGGCGGCGGTGCGTCGCGGATGTTCTACTGCCCTAAGCCTTCCAAGGCCGAGACCGAGGCCGGTCTTGATCACTTGCCCAAGCACTCAGGCGGTGAGGCGACCGGGCGCGAGGACGGCAGCGCCGGGGTGAACAACCCCCGCGCCGGCGCCGGCCGCACAGGCGGTCGCGCAAACATTCATCCTACGAAGAAAAGTGTTGCATTGATGAGCTATCTGATCCGTCTCATCACCCCTGCCGGTGGCACATGCCTTGATCTTTTTGCTGGCAGCGGGACCACCGGAGTGGCAGCTTTGGCGGAAGGCATGGACTTCATCGGCGTTGAGCTGACGGACGAGTACCTCCCGATCCTTGAAGGCCGTATCAAGCATGCGCTGGGAATACCAGCTAGCTCTGACCCGTTAGAGGCAGCATGAACGTACCAGAGACCGCGCTCGAGTCGACGCGACCACCCGAGGCACAGCCCGAGCACATCATGCAGTTCTTCGCGTTCGCGCACCTGCCACCGTACCTTCAGATGGTGTCAGAGCCGTTCGCCAGACTGGCCGATGTGCTCACGATGCTGCCCCGAAACCCGGAGCGCACGGTGTGCTTGCGCCGCCTCTTGGAAAGCAAAGACGCGGCTGTGCGCGCGGCGGCGGCCAAGTGAAGGGTCAAGCGGACCTGCCCTACCGCAAGCAGCGCCGGCGCGAGGCCGCGCGCGCTCGCCAGGAAGCGCGCGCATCACGCACCGACACCGATCAGCTCAAGGAGCTACAGGCCCGCGACTGCGGCAACTGCAAGGAAGCCGTGCGCCTTACCAATGCCATGGCAAAGCCATGATCGGGTCCGCGCTCATGACTGTGATGCTGTCGACGACGATCGGCTGTGTGCCACCGAAGCCGATCGCGGAAGGCGAATGCTTCGCAACAGTGTACGACGGTGACGCGGTCACGACCCAGCAGTGCAGCTGGGACGGCTACGAGTGGATTTGTAAGGCCGGCGGCACGTTCGGCAACTACCGCTGTGTGCGCGGCTGGCACTCTATGCCACGCGACGGCGTTTGAAAGGATCGGGAAGTGAATGACGAAGCCAGCCAAGCATAACCGCACGGATCAGCAATATCTGCGCTACATCCGAGCATGTGCGGATGAGCTAGTGCTAGCCGAGGCCCTCGCGCGTGACACGCTGATCTGGCGGGGCTTGGGCGCTAACCTAGCGGGGTACTTCGACCTGTGCATCATCGAAGCCGTGGCCTGGGATACGGCAACCGGCGAGGATTCTAACCCGGACGATTTCCGATGAAGCCGATCCAGCCCACGGTCGAGGATCTCGAGAAGCTCAGGGAGGACTGCGTACATGGCGGCAGACGCGCCGCAGCCAAGGGCGCGACCGATACCGTTCGACAAGTCGGCGTGATCCTGGCCGTGCTGAACGCCTACGAGAACCCGCCCCGACTTGCCGCACCGCACACGCTGCTAGCGCAGATGGCGGGCAGTATCGCCGGCGGGATCATCATCGGGTACGAGAACCTATCCCCCGGCACGTTGGCCGTGGTTGCTGACGCGGCCGTCGACACCGCGCGCGCCATCATTGAACGCATCCAAGCTACAGATCCCGAGCTGAACCAATGATCGTAGAAATCCGAGGATCCGACATGCACCTGCCCGAGCCCGAAACTAAGTTCGCGCTCCTGCCTCGCACCCGCGGCGCGATGCCTACGCGCCACCAGTACAGCCACACCGAACGCACGGCGGATGCAATGGGCGAGGTCACGTATGTGTTCTGGTTCAAGTGCGACGTGACCGAGGCCCTGCGCATCTGGGGTAATCAGTTCGGCGCGACGGTGCATTGAACCCGTGAGCCTATCAGGATCCGTCGTGGGCAAGCTCGTACTCGAATTCAAGACCAAGCAGTACGGTCACCGGCGCTATCGCCTCGTGCGCTACCTCAACGGTGCTAACCGCGATGTCGGCTACGTCATCGAGGAGCAACGCGAGGACGCGCTAGGGGCGCTGTACTGGGACCGGCTCGAGACGCACGAACCGCATAGCGCGGTCGCCACACTCATTCAAGCGTATGTAGACAAGGACGCGGCACCATGAAAACCGACGATAAAATCAAGCTGGCCGTCGAGCTAGCCAAGGAGCTACTGCGCGCCGGCGACTCAAACACCAACGCGGCCGACCGTGCGGTGTTCTGCGTCCAGCGCATCAGCGAGGCGCTCATCGCGGCCGAACCGGTGGTGCTGCCGGTAGCGGAGCGCAAGTGAAGCCCAAGTCAAAACGCATCGTGCGGATCAAGTCGAAGCCGCACATCGAACCGACAACGCTCGACGGGCACATCGAGCAGCGCAACGATCGTACCACGGGCGACCTGCTAGCGATCGATCCGTCGCTTACATCGGTGGGCGCGGCGCTCTACCGCGGCGGCGTACTCATCGCCGCACACCGGATCCGCATGCCCGTAGGCAACCGTCCGATCGGCGCGCGATGCCTGCGCATGGCCCAGGAGATCCTGAGCTGGGCGATCGGGTGCCATGCCGAACCGCGGACGCTGGCCCTGGAATGGCCCCAGGTCTACAAGGCCGCCCGGTCGAAGGGTAGTCCCAACGACCTGATCGGCCTGGCCGGCGTGGGCATGGCCGTAGCCGGGGCGCTTGCGGTCGCGGTCGCGCAGCGTAACATCACACTCGAGGTCGTGACCCCTACCCCCGCCGAGTGGATCGGGCAGCTTCCCAAGAGCACGAAGGCAAGCACCGCCGGTACCAGCCCCCGCGCGATCTTCATCTTGGGCAAGCTCACCGACGAGGAGTCGATCCTGGTGCCGACCCAGCACGACGTGATCGATAGCGTCGGCATCGGGCTTTGGGCGCTTGATCGCCTGGTACCCAAGCGCGTGTTCGCCGGGGCCGTCGGCTGATGGGTATGTACGATTCGGTGATCGTGCCGTGCCCCGTCTGCGGCATCGAGCAGGAATTCCAGACGAAGTCCGGGCCGTGCTCGCTCGAGTCGTACACGCTCGCGGATGCGCCGGCGGACGCGTTGATGGACGTGAACAGGCATTCACCGGCGCACTGCCCGTGCGGCGTCCGGTACTTCGTCGAGCTTAGCCGACGAATCGTCGGCACTTCGGCGGTGTGGGACGAAGAGGACCCGCGGTGACCTGGCTGTGGGATCTACTCGAGCGCGCGCTCTTGCTCTTGATCATCGCTGCTAGCGGTATCAGGATCGCGATCTGGTTCCTTGAGTGACATCGCGCGAACAGAACGTGGCCAAGGCCGCGCGAGCCGTCCAGCGACGCATCGAGCTAGTCCATGAGCTAGCACCGGATGCCCAGTGTGCGATCTGCCGCAAGCGGTTCCACGATCCCGGCGACCTGCATGTTGACCATGCGGACGGCCGGACGTGGTCCCTGCACACGGTCAATCGGTGGGCGCGCGTCGGGCGCTACTGGCGTGAGCACAAGGCCGGCGTGCGCCTACGTGCGCTATGCCTGCCCTGCAACAACCGCAACCGCCCGCCCGAAACCGCTAGCGTACCCCACAAACGACGAAGCTAGGCGCAAATGCGCGGGCCGTTCGGCGGCCCCAGGCGCATCAGGACATCATCGGGGTAGATCTCCTCGCGCGGGCACGAGCAAGTCAGGAGCCCAGCGGTCTCGGGCTTGGCGCCGTGCTCGGTCACGTAGTGGGCGCATAGCCAGCACAGGTGCTCGACGCCTTCCAGCTCGAGACCTGCCGGGACCATCACCTCAGCCGCAAACACCGCACAGCAACCACATGGGGTGGTCGCGACGGGCGCAGGCTGGAGGTAGCGGGGTAGGTGGGCAGCGATTTTTGAGTACATTGTGGGTGCAGGTTCTACGGGACCACACATGTGCTCGTCAAGTTTTCGATGCAAGAAAAGCGCGGACCCAGTCCATGCCGGGCACACCGGGATCGCTCTTGCGCGCCGGATCTAGCGTCACATGGCCGACCACGCGCACCGACGGAGATCGCCCCCATGCGGGCACCTCACCGTTGGGGGAGATCTCGCACGGCACCGGCGGCTTGGGGAGCACCGCGTCAAGATCGGCGACGAGATCCCGGAGCGATGCAAACTGCGCCGCGGTCGGTCCGTGCCAGCCGCGATCCTTGTGACCGGGATCGGGAGTGACGTCGGCATCGGGTACCCTGGTCAACTTGCCGCCTGACGACTCGTACCACCACGCGCCGTCTTTGCGCTTGACACCGCCAGCGGCGTGCACCTCGATCCCGATGGCAACACTGTTGGGGTGGCTGTACTTCCCGCCGACGACATACCAACCGTGGCCCTTGGCACCGCCGGCGTGCGCACCGTTGCGGTAGATCGAGACGGTCTGATAGACGATGCCATCGCGATCGATCCAGAAGTGCGCGCCGTTACCCTCGCCGCGCTCGGTCGTGACCCGGCGGATGATGCCGGCAAACGTGCCGGGCAAAGTGTCGGTGGTATGCACGACGATCGACCACGGTTTGATCGCCGGCCCAACGCGCCCCGGATGCGCCGGGCGCATGAGCGCGCGATGCCACCAGCCGCCTAGAAAGGCAGCGATCGGCTTGAGCGGCTCGGGTGCTGGCACCGGCTTGGGTTCCGGTTTGACAACCGGCGGCGGTAGCACGTCCTGAGTCGTCGCGGTTTCGCGGATGCGGACGGGTTCGATTTCGCCAGGGACACCAGCGTTGATCGCCTTGGCCAGTTCGCGGTTCGCGAACAGCGTACGGATCCACGCAACTAGTCGCTTGAGCAGGCTCATGGCAGCTCCCTTTCGAGTACCTCGGACCAGATCGCGGCTTGCTTTGCTTGCATCTCGGCCTTGTACGAGCACACGCATTCGCCCAGGAGCCGGCAGTCCTGGCATGTCCGGCGGCGTTCAACCCACGGCTGCCCGGGATCGGCGGGCAAGAGGCCGCAGTCGACGGCTTGCGCGATCCCCATGTTGAGCGATGCAACCGCACCGCATAGATGGGGCAGGTAGCTCGGTCCCACCTTGCCGCTCGTATCGGGATCGGTGTCCTCGGCGAACGCGGCGCGCTTCATGCCCGCAACATCGGCTAGCTTGGGATCGTTCGCCTGGTGGCGCTCGATCGCGTCGAGCGTCGCCATCGTATGCGACATCACCGCGCGCAGGTACGTGCGCAGGCGATGGAGATCATCAGGCGTAGGTTCCGAGTGCGGGCCGTCACCCGTCGCCCTTAGAAAGTTGGCCCGTTCATATTTGACGGAGCCGTACTCGCAAGCTCGCGATCCGTAGACCATCAGCGGCGTGCGGATGTTCGTCAGGTCCGGCTTGCGACCAGAGCCCAAAGCCTCTTTCATATCCTTCACAGGTCACCGCTTCCGAACCGGAACGGCTTGATCAATGTGCCAAGCGCCTCGTCGATGTCTTGCGCGCGACCGACGCCGATAAAACGCAGATCACCGACGGGGAACCCCTCACATGCCTCCCACAAAAACTGCCCGCAAGGGTCCGAGATGTAGCCCTCGCCGCGCGCGTACCCGTTCGGAGGAATCAGCGCCCCGTTGCACACAAGCGACGGATTCCGCGGCAGGTAGCGCGGGCTGTGGTAGTGGCCGATCGCCCATGCCGCAAACTCGACACCGTAGATATGCGTCGAGTTGACGCGGTCCATGATGCGCGCGTTCTGATCGGATTTGTCCGGGTGCACAAATTTCACCTCGGTGTCACCGTGTGTCAGCCCGAGCTTGGATCCGTGCAAGTCGACGATCGACACCGCGCGAAAGCCCAGATCCCAGGTCGTGTTCCGCAGCCCCGAGCACATCTCCTTCAGCGACCAGTACAGCCCCCACTCGACGCCGTCCCACTTGGACGACGTCGCACGCCCCGGATGCCGGAGCTTGTTGCGGCCGTGGTTACCGGGCTGGCAGATCACGCGCACCGACGGAAACTGTTGTGCGATGAGCCCGAGCGCACTCTGCATGTACTTGAGGAACGCGCATTGCTGCTCGACGAGCGGCGCACCGTCGCGGAAGTCGTGCATGAGCAGGCCCTCGATCACGTCACCGTTCAGGAGCACCACCGCCTCGGTGTTGTTGCGATACTGCGGCTTGAAGTCGAGGAGCTGGCGCACGACAAACTCGAGCCGGCGCGCTTCTTCGATGGCGCGATACGGCATTGGGTTATCGAGTGCCGATAATTCTGCGCCGATGTGCAGATCGCTGAGCAGGAGCACCGCGCTTCGCTTCATCGCGCGATCGGGTGCCTTGCGCGCGTATCCGGTCGGCGTGATCTTGTCTCGCAGGTACTCGGCCGCGGCTTGCTTGAACGCATGCAGCGTCAGCGCTTCCCCGGCAGCCGCCAGGGACACAGACCGCGCCAGCCGACGGTTCTGGAATCGGCGTTCTTGCTCCGCAACCTTGGCGATGTACCCGCCCGCCTCGGGATCCATCAGGTCGGCGACGCTGCCCTTGCCTTCGCTCGCACCGATCGCAGCACGCCGCAAACTAGCGGCGTGCTCGCCCATGGCCTTGCTGAATTCTTGGCGCTTCTCTTTGCTCGCCTTGGGATCGCGCCGGCCATCGTTCGCGACGGTGACGTCGAAGTCCTCGGGCTTGAGCGCCTCGGTGTCGGACGCTAGCCGAGCTGCGCGCGCGGCGATCTCATTGGCAGCGGCCGCGAGTGCGGCGTCCTGCGCTCGCCCCAGCCGCTCATAGTTCTCGCGCTCCCTGTCGGCGCGGCATGACTTGCAGGCGGACGTGACCCCGCCGTAGCTGCCCCGCTTGGGCGTGAACATCGCGAGCGCCAGACTGACTTTGCAGATCGAGCAGCGCTTGAGTGCCGGGACCTTGCTAGGCGTGAGCTTCGGTGATTTGGTGGGCATCGGGGCCTAGAACGCCCACGCGCCCAGTCCAATTCCCAGTCCTAGAGTTATTCCCACTACAACCACAATCGTACGAAGTCCGGCCCCCGGACGTTCCGCAGACTGACGCAGCGAGTCATTCTCGGCGGTTAGTCTGGTCTCCTCGTCCTGTAGCCGCTGCAATTCCACGTCCAGGATCTCGTAGTCGTGGGTGGTCAGGAAGTAGCCAGGGGGTAGGCGCAGGTTAGCGCCGCCGTCAGTATGGATGATCGATGGGGTCGTGAGCTGTAGCGACTCGTCCACGGTCTCTGGCACCGTAGGGCCGCTAGGTGCATCAGGAGCCGCCAGGGGCTCGCCAGCGACTCGGGTGGCAGCGCAGAGCACCGCCACGAACGCGAGCCCAGCGGTCGCGCCACGCAGCGTCATGCTACTTCACAGCCTTTGGGGCCTTCTTGAGCACACCGGCAGCGCCCTTGGCAGGGGCTGCCTTGACCGCGGCCGCACCAGCAGCCTCAGCCGTGGCCAGCGCCTCGGGGCGCTCAAAGGCCCAGAACAGGATGCCGAAGATCGGCTGTGCCCAGATCGGGGCCTTGGCCTGGATCTTGCGCAGCAGCGGGGCCACCAGTGACTTGGCCAGGGAGAACCCGCCCGCGGCCGCGAACGCGACCTTGAGCGCGGTGAACGCCAGCCCCAGAGAGATCGCGCTACCCGCGAGCAGTGCGGTCGCCAGCGCACCGCCGAACGAGCCGACCAGCACCAGGATGGCAGCGCCTGCACCGGTCGCCAGGAATGGCAGCTTGCCGGTGCCGTACTTGCGCGCGAGCGCGGTGAGCATCACGAGCGCCAGGGATGCGGCGATCCAGTACTGGCCGTGCATCACGGCATCGAAGATCGGTCGGGCCAGGTCCAGCAGCGAGCCGTCGGCAGGGGCCACGGCACCGGCCGCGAATGCGGTCCCGGCGAACGCGGCCAGAAAGATAACGAACAGGGTAGCGAACGATAGAATGCGTTTCATTTCAGCCTCCGCAGGTCAATGAGAACACCTGCGAGAGCGCCTCGCATGGCGGGTGGTACTCCGGTGGGAGCAGTTTACAGGACAGGCCCAGGACCATGCCCGCAACGGCCGCGATGCGCATCGCACGCCTGGCCTTGGCTTTCTTTGCGCCGATCTCGGTCACGGGGTCGGGTCCGGGCGATCGAAAGTCAGTACGAACGGTGACAACCTGATCTTGGTCGCCGGAGTACCGCCATCTTCGGTCTGCGCCAGTTCCGCCACCAGGGTATCGCCATCGATAAGTGTGGTGTCGGTGACGTTGATACTGTTGCCACTGCTCCATACGGTGCTCGGGTTAGTGACCGTGGCAGAGCCGATCGACGTTTTGGTGACGGCGCTAGACCCACCAAAATCAGGACGCAGATGATAGATCGTAACTGTGACCGTGAGGGCGGCTGCGCTGGCACCGGCGCGATAGTAGTTAAAGCCTACAGTCTTTAGGCGATCCCCGGTGCATAGTCCGGCTAGTGCAAGCTCTCCGTCGCTGTTGCCTGCATGGTCAATGTAACCGCCAGCATTATAGGACCAATCGCCGGCGATCAGAAACGCGAAAGGGCAAGTGATGGACTGGTTGCCGTGGTACACGTCACCGCCAGCGGTGATGTCGCCGCTTACGTCCAGCTCGCCGGCGGTGATGTCGACGTCACCGGTGACACCTAGGGTGCCCGCGATCGTGTGGTTACCCGTCAGCGCACCATCGTTCAGGTAGGCCATCCATCGATAGACCAGCTCAGCTAGGTAGTTGAAGTAACTGCTGACCGCAACCTGGTTACTAGTCCAGCCCGTATCCTGCTGACCCGACGTGGGGGCAGTATTGTTGGTGAGGTCGGTGGCCCACCTCGGCAGTGTTGCGGGCTTGGTCGCCATAAATTCTCCTAGTCCAGCGCGCCGGCGAACACCTCTTCATCGAGGTTATCCACGTCGAAGTGTAGCAGGTTATTGGCGAAAGCGTCGGCGGTCTCGAGGATGGCCCGGACACCGGCCGACTTGGCATCGCGCAGGAAGCCAATCAGAATAGCTGCCAGACTGGCCGAGATCGGGATCGCTAGGACGCGCAACACGAATGCCGCGATGCCTTGCAGGTCCAGATCAAGCACAGCCGTCTGGTCGCCCAGCACCAGTCTGGCGATATTGAGGGCCTCTTCTGACGTGCCGCTCGACCGGTTGGTCGCGATACGGGCGCGGACGAAGCGCCGATAGTCGTTGTCGACGAGCCCATTACGCGGTTGCCCGACGAGCTTACCGATCACGTCCAACTGCACCCCTAGCGCGGTGTCAACGGATCGCAAGTAGAGCAGCTGCAACAGTGCAATCTCGAGATCAGCGCACGGCACGACCAGCGCCTGTAGGAGCGCCACGACCTTGGGCTTGTCGGTAAACTGCTGGGGTAGACGCTCGACAGCGAGCACGGCATGATCGAACGAATCCGCGAAGGTGGCCAGGATCACCGTGGTCTCGGGTGACGCGCCCTCCCAGCCGCCCTCCCATCCACCATCAAATGCACCTTCCCAGCTCATAGTGGCTAGGTGCCGTCTCGAGTCGTGATCGATCGAGCGGTGCCGCTAATCGTACCAGCGATCCGATTCTTACTATCAGCGATATCGCGGTAGGCATAGGAGCCGTCACCCGTTAGCACGGTCGCCTTGCCGAACAAGCGCGCCGCAAACATGCGCACCATGTCGGCCGCGGTATGCGTCGACTCAGTGACGTAGTTCCAGATCTCGTTAGCCATGCCGCCGACCATTTCAAAATCAGCATAAGTACGCACGCCAGCCTTCTCTACCCAGTAGGCGAGCGGCCCGGCTGTTGCGGTTTCGGCTTGAGCAAGCACCAGGTCATGCAGCCCGACCGGTCCGCCGGTGGTCGGAGTCGGCAACGTCGTGATGTTGGCAGCAGCCGCACCATACTGCTTGACCTTGACGTCCCCGGCCGCGAACGTCGGATTGACGCCATTGCCGAATGAGTCGACCAGGAAGATGTGTCGCGTGCGCTGGGACGCGACCGATTCATTTTGGCGCATTTGGTGTCCTTGCTTTCCCGATAGTTGATTGGTAGCTCACGACACGGGAGGCTGGCACCAGTATACTACGCCCGCCGAGCCCGCAGAGCCAGCCACGCCAGACCCGCCGCCGCTAGCTCCACCAGCCCCACCAGATGCGGTCGCCGCGTTGCCGTTGCCGTCGACGCCAGGCTTGACCATGCACATCAGGAACACCACGCCGCCCCCGCCGCCCCCGCCCCCGCCACGATTGGCACCGGGGCCATCCGCCCCCGCAGTGCCGTTGGCGCTGATGGTGCCGTTGTTGATGATGCTCTGAGCGGCGATCAGTAGAGTGCCGCCGGCAGCCCCACCGCCGCCGCCCGCGCTCGCGCCATCGCCGCCGCCGCCTGCGCCACCACCGCCGCCCGCGACCCTGCTCGCCAATGCGATGCCCTCAAAGTAGCCGGTGCCGACCGTCGCCAGGTTAGTCGCGAGCCCCTGCGATGTCGTCGGTGCGGTGACGGTCCCGCCCGCGCCGCCCGCGCCGCCGGACCCTGCGCCGCCTGCGCCGCCTGCGCCGCCGAACGAGATGGTGGCAGCGACTCCGTTTGACCCAACCCCTAGCTGTCCATTCCCACCAGCTAGATTCGGAGCGAGTGTGCCGTTTCCCGATCCATCCCCGGTCCCTGCGGAAGATCCGCTCGCAGCCGTCCCCTGCGTCCTGATCACACCCCCTGAAGCCACAGTGATCGTCCCGGTGCAGCGCACGCGAAACGCCTGGCACTTCAGGATCCCCGTGCCGGTCACGGTCAGCGTCGAATACTCCATGTCCCTGGTCAGCGTGGTCGTCCCCGAGATCGTGACAACGCCATCGGATCCGCTGCCGAGGTATCCGCTCGCGACTGGTACGCCGTCGTAACTCATTGTCCCCTCGGAGGCTGGCACCAGTAGACGTTGCCGGTCGCGCCGGTCGATCCGTTGACGCCGGTCCCGGTTTTCGTTCCTCCTGCGCCGCCTGAGACATCGACAGCGGTGCCGTTGCCGTTCGTCCCAGGTTTGACCATGCACATCAGGAAGATCACGCCACCGCCACCGCCACCGCCACCGCCGGAATTCCCAGCCGAGCCATCGCCTCCCGCGCCGCCCTTCGCGCGGATGGTGCCGTTGTTGACGATGTTAGTCGCCGCTAGGAGCATCACGCCGCCCGCCGCGCCGCCACCGCCGCCTGCATTTACGCCATCGCCACCGCCGCCGCCACCACTGCCGCCACTGCGGGCAGCCACGTTCGATGCCCCCTGCGTCCTGCCTGTCGTGATAGGGGGGAGCATGTCGACTGGACCGATGTTGGCGATGCTGGCCGTAACGGTTCCACCAGCCGAGCCCGTTCCGGTGCCTGCGCCGCCGCCGCCGCCTGCGCCGCCAAATGCATCGGAGACATTCGACCCGGCTACCCCGTTCCCCGTATTGCCGTTGCCGCCCGCGCTGCTGCCGCTCACGGTCTGCGTCGACGTGGTAGCGCCGCCAGTGGATCCGCTAGCCGCAAGGCCGTCCGCCTGGATGATACCACCGGAGTCGACGGTGATCGTGCCTTGGCAGCGAACCCGGTAGCCCTGCGTCTTGAGGACGCCGCCAGATTGAACGGTCAGCGACGTGTAATTCACATCGGCCGCGAGCGTGGTGGTCCCCGAAATCGTGCCGACGCCATCAGCGCCACCGCCGAGGAAACCGCTCGCAACTGGCATACCGCGATAGCTCATCGTCCACCCGAAGGCTGGCAGTAGAACACCTGGCCGGTCGCGCCCGCCGATCCAGCGACGCCCGTGCCGCCGCCCGAGGCACCGCCCGCACCGCCTGAAACATCGACGGCGGTTCCGTTGCCATCGACGCCCGGCTTGACCGAGCACATCAGGAAAGCCACGCCGCCGCCGCCGCCGCCGCCGCCGCCGCAGTTGGTCGATGCCGGGGTTCCGCCCGCGCCTCCGCGCGCTCTGATGATCCCGTTGTTGATGATTTTGGTTGCCGCTAGCAGCATCACACCGCCACCGCTTCCGCCGCCGCCGCCTGCGGCGATGCCTGACCCGGAGCCTGATCCGCCTCCGGCACCGCCGAGCAATCTGGACGCAGATCCGAGCAGGAAACCTGACGAGATCACCGGTAGGCTATCGGCTGTGCCTTGCGCTGCGGTCGGTGCGGTGACGGCACCACCGGCACCACCGGCACCGCTAGTGCCTGCACCGCCTGCACCGCCTGCACCGCCGAGCCCGATGCCGCCGATAGCCGTGCCCGCGACGCCGACACCGTTCACGCCCGTCGCTCCGTTAGCCTGAGCGCCTCCGATGGATCCGGCGGCGTAGGTACTGCCGCCAGTGGATCCACTAGCCGCCAAGCCGTCCGCTGAGATGATGCCGCCGGAATCTACGGTGATCGTCCCTTGGCAGCGAACCCGGTAGCCCTGCGTCTTGAGGACGCCGCCGCTCTGCACTGTAACCGTGGTGTAGTTCTTGTCGGCCGCGAGCGTGGTGGTACCCGCAACAGTCAACGATCCGTCGGAGCCATCTCCGAGGAAGCCGCTCGCTACTGGCGTACCACGATAGGTCATCTCAGTAGATCGCCCAGGTGCTCGCCGTCGTGGCGATGAACGACAGCGACGCGAAGCCAGCCGCGATGCTGGTCGACGCCGCCGTATCGATGGTGTCGCCGCCGGTTGCGGCAATCGTGATCGCCCCCGCCGAGCTGGTGGTGTTCTTCACGTTGATGACCTTGCCGATGCTGGCGGTCGCCAGTGCAGGCAGCGTGACCGTGAACGCGCCGCCGCTCGGATCGCACCGCACGAAATCGCCGAGCACTGCGTTGTACGCCGAGGTCTTGACGGCGGTGATGACCGGGTCGCTGGCAGGCGTGGTCGACACGGCACTGATGGTCGACACCAGGACCGTGCCGTTGTAGGTGGCGTCGATTCTGGAGATCGCCGCCGCCGCCGTAGGCAGTACAGGGGTGACGCCGCCAGGCCAGGAGAAGTTCGCACCGTAGGCGAGCGTCCGCGACCCGGTGCCGTCCTGGGTGATGATCCAGACGTACCGGCCACCGCTGACCAAGTTGGTCGGGTTGTCGAGCGTGCGGTTGCCGCCCAGTGTCACCGTGAAGACGTTGGACAAGCTCGCGTCGGTCGCGATGTTCGCGCCGTCGGTGAGCGCCACCGACGCGACCCGCTGCGCCTTCGTGTAGGTCTGCGCCGTGTCGAGTCGAGCGGTCGTCGCCGCGTCGTAGGGCGTCCCGGTGAACGTACCGAACCGGAAGCCGCCAGCAGGAAGTTTGGTTACAGCCGCCATGGTTATGCCCTCACCGCAATGCAGATGCCGTCAACACCAGCCGAGCCTGCGACACCAGCGCCGCCACCACTAGCACCGCCTGCGCCACCAAGCACCTCGACAACGTAACCGGCGCTGGCCCCAGGAGGACCGTTGCCGGTGACGATGAGGATGAGGCCGCCACCACCGCCGCCACCGCCGCCCGTGTTGTTCGTCGGCCCGGCCGCACCAGCACCACCATTCGCTGAGATGGTGCCTGCGTTGGAGATCGACCGTGCGCAGATGACCATGACGCCACCGCCCGCACCACCACCACCGCCAGCAAGCGCACCGTCACCGCCACCGCCGCCACCGCCAGGCCCGCCCTCGGCATAGGCCCCGGTGTGCGTCTTGCCGTAGGGAATCGTCGACAGGTCGCGCACGTCGCCTTCGATGAACGCGAAGCCAGTGGACGTGCCACCAGCACCGCCAGCGCCACCGGATCCTGCGCCACCGGCACCGCCCGTGCTCGCCATACGCCGTGACGTGGTCACGCCAGTGCCAGCCGAGCCAGCCGCGATACCGCCCGCACCACCAGCCGCGCCGCTGGGCACCTCGCCCGTGTTGCCCGCCACGCCTCCGGCCGTGGTCACGGCGTCAGCACCGTTGCACTTCACGGTACCTGCGACGAGCATCGCGCTCTGGAGTGACATCGAACCAACCGCAGCGGTACCGATGTTGCCTCTGACGAAGATCGGCCATCCATCGGTGATCAGCGTGGTCGCAACAGGGACACTCAGCGTCTCCCAGTACATCGCGCGAGTCAGCGTCTCGGTGCCTGCCACGACCTTGTGGCCATCGATGCCGTCTCCGTAGATGCCTTGGTCCTGCAAGATCTTGACGTTGAACCAGCCATTGGTGTCTGAGGCAGCGCCGCGAGTCTTGACCCACAGACCAGAGTCGATGCCACCAGCGGCCTGCGATTGGATGATGGACCCGATCCCACCGTAGAACCTGGCGTTGGGGTTGCCCTGCGTGGTCTTGTGTCGCACGGTCACGGTGTCACCAGACAGCGACGTGCTGTTGGTGATGACCGGGTAGCCGAAGTTGCTCGCGTCCTGCGTGTGGAACTCGGCGGTGCAATCCTCGACGTAGACCTGCGTCGACAGGTTGTCGACGTGGATCGCGTTCTTCGAGTACGTCGTCAGGGCCGTGTAGTCCGCGTCCGTGATGATCGTGTTCGCCAGCGCGTCGGTGGCCTCCTTGCCGTTGAAGCGGCAGTTGGAGACGCGCACGCGCTTGGGGGCGTCGGCACCGTCAGCGAGAAGGTCGACCTGATTGTAGGTGGCGACGGTCGTGTGGCCGTTGCCCCAGAACAAGCACTGGTCGATGAGGACGTCGCGTGACTGGGGTCCGACTGCGATGCCTTGCTGCCCGTTGTTTCGCAACGTGCATTGGGAGATCGTCGTCTGGAACGTGTTGATGTAGATGCCCGCGTTGAAGTGGTTGGTGGCGACGCAGTTCGCGATGTGAATCTGCGCACCACGTGGGCGCAGCTTCGCGGTAGCCCCTAGCACGGAGTCGACGACGCCCTCGAGCGCGATGGCCGATCCCTTGTTGTTGTCCATGTAGCAGTTGATAATGCGAGCGCCGCGAATCTGTCCCCATTCCGGGTTGCTCGGATTCGTCGCCGGAGTCGTATCGTGGATCGACTTGAACACCGCGCCGTTACCACCGATGGCTCCGATGCCGTTGTCGTAGAACGACACGCCATCGATGAGGACGGTGTTGTTGAGCCCGGCGAACACGTCGATGCCGTCGCCAGCGTCGGTGCTGGACCGGCCGTTGAAGTGGCTCGCGCCGCCGATGTACTTGAGCCTGGTGACGAAGCGGTTGCCCTTGACGCCGTCCAGCCAGTTGTTCGAGAAGTAGCACTCGCGCAGGGTGATGTCCTCTACCGTCGACATCAGGATCCCGAACGCGGAGTTGAGCGCGGTCGGGGCCGTGACCATCTGCGCGCGGCAGTTCTCGATCAGGATCCGCTTTGACATGAGCCCGTCGATCAGCGTGCGGTCGGTTGTCCGTAGACCCCGGATGCAGTCGTCGATGGTGCAGTCCTTGATCGTGATGTCGTCGCCGTAGACTTCGATGCCGTCGCCACCCAGGCCCAGGTCGCGCGTGACCTTGAGGTTCTTGATGGTCGCACCGATGGTGTTGAGCGACTTGATGACCGGGTTGCCAGTGCCAAGCCCGGCGGTCGCGCGGAACAGCGTCAACGGCCCAGCGCCTTCCAGCGTGGTCCCGGTCGGCACGACGATGGACACGTCCACGTTGATCGTACCCGGTCCGACAATGACATGCGCGTAGCTCGTCAGTAGCGTATTAAGAATGGCAGCAGTTAGACCAGTAGCCGAGATCGTTAGGATTCCAGTGTTAACGACACCAGAGATCACCCAGTCATTAACGCCAGTATTGTTCTTCTGCCAGACTTGTGCTGCGCCAACGGTCGTACGCAGGTAGAGTTGACCGACTGGCCACGTCCCAGCTGGAGGCGTGACTGACGGATCGGTAGTGCCATTGATTAGCAGGGGTTGCTGGGCTGAGATAGGTGCAGACATAGCGTCTCCTTACGGCGTCGCTGGCGTGCTGATAACCGCGACTCGGCTCGTGTCGTAGACCGCGAGCTGACGCGACGTGATCACGATCGTGGCATCGGAGATCGGCGAGGCAATGATGCGGATCAGGGTACCGCCCAGACTTCCCGAGCGTGGCACATCGAGCACACCGGCGATCTTGAATGCCTGTGCACCTAGCGAAGTGGCCACGGCATCACGACCAATCGAGAGGCTGTCACCGTATGCAACGATCGCACTCGCGACCTGCACATCACCATCGGTCGGATAAGTGGCAGCATCGTACTTCAGGGTGACCGCGATATGAATCGTGATTTCGGTCGGGCGCGAGAAGCTGACCGTATGGTCTACCCCGGAGCTATCAGTGACGGTGCCCTGATGCAAGGGGCCGTAGGTCCCGATCCCCGCAGCGACGTTGGCAAAAAGTGTATTCCAGATGATCTGGTCCTCTTCGGCCGTGCCACTACCGCGCACCAGAGCCTCGATCGAGTGCGGGGGCACGCCATCGACGTCGGTCACGTCCGTGTCGTTGACGAACACGGTCGCGCTGGTGACGGTACCGATCTGTAGCAGTGCGGTGCGGATCGCGTCCGCCGTCGAGGTGCCAGGCGCGGTCAGTTCATCCTCGCGCCGCAATCGTAGTTCCTCGTCAGTGTCGGCGTTGTGCCCAGGCACTGCATCTAGCAGGTTGATCACACTGGACCAGCCACCGACTGGCGTGGTGATCACGATGATGTCCCTGGCGGTACCCTCGAGCGGCCCGTCGTCAACGGATAGCGCAAGTACGTCAATCGCACCTGTACCGTCTCCGAGGTAGGTCCACGTCACGGTACCGTCCACGATCGCATTGGCCGTAGTCGTGGGGCCGCCTGCTCCGGCAGAGGTCCCGGCGATGGTGCACTGGTAGGCACGGCTCGCGTTCGTGACGCGATCCCCCGCGACATACGCCGTGGTGATCGTCCAGGCAGTGAGCGCGGCAATCGTCGCGTCTGCGTTCGTAGCGAAGCTGACAGCAGTGCTGTCCGTTGCAGCTGTAGAGCCTGACGCTACCAGCGTGGCCGGTGTACCGGTCAGCGTCAGCGTAACGGTTGAGCTAATCGAAAGCCCACGGAAGGTGCCAGTGAGCAGTGCCAGCGCCTCGAGCCCAGCGCCGCTAGCCTGGTCGGGATCCTGGCTGGCGTTGACCGCCTCGGCCAGCTCCCAGAGAGTTGCATACTGCTCTGCCATGATGCCGTTGATGACGCCTAGTAGCGTCTTGTCACCAAGCGGTAGCGATAGGCCGAACACCGAACGCAGCGCGGCGTCAAGCTCCTCGCGGATGATTTCCAGCGTTTTGGGGTAGAAACCCTCTAGGGTTAGACCGTACGGCATTAGCTAAGCTCCGTGGTCTCTTCGGCGGTGTCGCCAAATTCGGTTCGTGCGCGCCAGGTCACGGCGATGCCACGTGTAGCGCCGTTAAATTCTACGCCCAGCGCTGCGATCGAAAGCACCCCCGGTACGCCCAGGATTGCGGTGCGCAGCGCGGATAGGACTTTGATCTCGTCGAAGCGCTGACCCATGATGGCCTTGGTCGTAATCACGGTGTCGTTTTCAAACCAGGGCACGCCCTCGTCCAGATTGAGAAACCATTCGCCCTGCACGAACAAGATCGCAATTCTGATTCCCTGTGCAACGGCCTGAATCCCAGAGGACAGTTCGACACCGCCGCTGGTCAGATCGATCTCACCGTCCGAGTCTAGCAGCAGGTCGATTTGGTCTGTACTCAGGATCGGCATCGCTAGGCACCCTTCAGGATGGATGTGCCAGGGAATAGAACCGCAGAGCCGTCTGGCGCAATGTTCGTGATAGGGCCGGTCGTCGCAACGGCGAGCCCCGGCCCTGGTAGGTAGCCATGGCCGTGCTGCAAGAACTCGCTACGCTTGACCAGTTCGTCAGAGCCACCCGCATGGATCTGGCCGTTATCGGTAAACTCGATAAGCACATCGGCGTCGCCGGCATCGGGGGTCGCTTGTAGGCCCGGGATCGCAATTGCATCCGTCAGAGCATGGCGGTGGTCGGTTTTAGGATCTACCTCGCCGCCACTGACGAGCCACTTGTCGAGGCTCGACGACGAGAACACCAGCAACACGGTGTCGCCTTTGAGTACCGGGAAACGGACACGCGCGCCACCCGATCCTGGAAACACGATCGGCACATCGTTGATCACAGGCAGCCGATCGGCCTTACGATTGCCGGACTCATCGACGAACCCGTCCATGATCAGCGGCTGCACCGAGACCAGGCGCGTAGCCTCGTCGTACGTTTCCACGCGTGCCGGCAACGCCACGCGCAGGCCCTTCAGCTTCGCGCCCGCAGCGCGATCCAGCACACTTGCTAGCTTTGGGGACTGGCTCATTGTGGCTTTTTCTCTTTCAACTCTAGCTCGGTAAACCAGTCGTCACCGTGGGTGTCCCCTGTGTGGCCTACAGACTCAACCTTGAACAGTTTGCCATAGATCGCCCCGCTTTCCACTCTGACCGTACCGCCAGGGATGATCTCAGGACGTAGCAGCATCTTGACCGTCAGTGACGGCGGCTTACCGCTCTTGTCGGGTGATCCGTAGGTCGGGGAGCCGACCATGCCTGTCTCCTGTGAGACCAGCCATGGCGCGACCCCGGTGGTTACCTGATCTTTTAAGATCATCAGGCGGTGGTCCTGGATTGACCATCGGTATCCGAATGGTGCTAGCAACCTGGTCAGCTCGTCCCTGGCAAAGCCGCTAAGGGTCTCCCCCGCGGCAACCTGGGACTGTAGCTCCTTGGACGATTCTAGCTCGACGGGTAGCGGTAGCCCCATTGCAGCGGCAGCGTCCTTGAGGATCGTCAGCACCGATGTGCCCTTGCGATAGGACTTGTTCGCGCGGGCGTGTTTGTAGGCGCGTTCACCGTCGGCTACATGCAGTATCGTGTTCCAGTCCGGTGATTCGAACGTCGAAGACCCGAACCGAAGATCGCCGACGAACAGGTGCCGCAGTTCATCGTCATGGCCGGCGTCTAGCTTGATCCGTAGCGGCTTCTTTTCGATGGACTGGCGCGTACGCTCGGACAGGTTCGTGATAACTACTTCGCAGGTATTAGGCCCTTTGGCTAGGTCGCGCTTGATCGCGAAGCGCACCCGCAGGTCGGTGATGGCCACGCCTTTGACGTTGGCGTCAGGCTCCCCGAACCCGTCCGCTGTCATCCGCCACACTGTCAGCCTTGCCGCCCGGCGAAACAGCATCATGGCGCAACTACCATCCCGCGCTGTGCGATAACCTCGAGCGCCGAATAGCGAACCATCTGCACCCGCGCGCCTAGATCGTCGAGGCCAGCTTCGCGCCCACTACCTGTCATGTCCGTTACTACAAGCACGCCGTCGCGAAAGAACTGGTGAACCGACCGCCGCCCCAGGTACGTGCCCAGCACGACCTTGACGCCTCGGATGATCGGTACATCGCTCTCCGTAAGCAGGTCGAAGTACCAAGCAGAATCGCGATCGTTCCAGCGCATGTCAAACACGTACGGGACACCGTCGATCGTGGTGCTGAGTTGGTAGTTCGGTACCGACGGGTGCAGTGGAATTGCGGTTGCCATGGGCTACTCGTACTTCCCGCTGTGAACGCCCTTGGTTGGTACCGTGGACACTGGCGCGTTGATCGGCGGGCTCTTGAACCACGAATTGGTGTGGTTCTCGACACCGTTACGGCGAGTGACTAGGTAGCCTTCCGAATCGATATAGTCGCCATCTGGTTCTTTGAATGCACGCGGCGGATCAGGGATGAAATCCTCATCAGCCAGCGGCGTCGACGGCCCCGGGCCGTAAAACTTCGGCTTGCCGCCGCCACGCCGACCTTTGATCTTGATCGTGACACGCGTGTTCGATACCAGAATCACCTGCTGAAACACGGCAGTGAACAGTAACGCCGCAGTGCCGGGTGACTCCCTTGGGATCGTCAGGTTCTGCAACACCATGTTGTCGTACGTCTTCAACGATGTAGCGATCGTCACCGGCAAACGCGCATCGCGAATGCCCAGCAAATGTGCCAGCGCAGCCTCGCTCGGTAGCCCTTTGACGCCGGCAAAGGTTCGGGCGGCGGCACGGTCAACCTCAACCGCACCGATCGGCGTGTCACTGACAATGCCATCGATGGTCACGATAATCGGCAACGGTCGTGCGTTATCCGAGATGTTGCCGCCCTTTTCGACGGGATACGAAGTTACTTCAGACTGGAACTCATGCGACTCTGACAGAGATGCGTCGATGCGAAAGTCGTCGATTAGGATGGCCATAGGCTATAGCTCTTCTTCCCCGGTTGAGGCTCCGGCATCACGGATAACCGTTTCGACCTTATCCGCTACCATCTGGCTTACCTGCTCCTCACCTAGCCCCTGTCCACTGATGTTGTTGGTGACGTTCATGTTGTAGACCGCCCGCGGGCCGGAGTAGTCGACGGTGCCGCCATAACCAGCGCCAGGACCCTCTCTGGTGATCGTTGGACCGTGGTGTCGCGCAAGCTCAAACGCTTGGGTGGCAGCATTGCCTCGCTGCATCGCAGCCTCACTGTCGAAACCGATTGCGCGAGCTGACTTATCGGCTCTGGCCTGTTTTGCACGCGCAGCTTTGAGGGCCTTGGGGGTCGCATACTGTGCAACGATGTCCGCTAGCTTCTGCGCTTCTGGAATCGCTGCCTTAATCGCGTCGCCGAACTTGGGGCGCTCGAATAGCCAGCTACCTAGCTTGTAGGCACCGAAAAGCGCAGCGCCCAAACCGACAGCCCCGGCGACCCACGGTCCGCCCATTGCAGCAGCGAGAGCCCCGCCCGCGCGCCCAAGCAGTCCGGCTCGTCCGGCCGTGGC